ATTTATCTTTATCTTCTCCTTTAGCTATTAATATTTCTTGTAGTGATTTATTTTTTCTAATAAATGTTCCTTTAGCACCATTAAAAGTATAAATGTTAGCAGGTAAAGGTTCAATACCAGCACTAATACCACCTACAATTACAGAATTTGATACTGTTGGTGCAATTGCTAGTAAGTGAGTGTTTCTCATACCTGTTCCTCTACACCATAAAGGTTCACCATATTCAGCTGCTAAATCCATTGATGCCTTTTCTGCTTTACCTCTAATATCAGAAAATATATTTTTAGTATGAGCGGTAGATGCAATTGAATTAAAGGGTAATCCTTTTTGTTGTAAGAATGAATGCCAACCCATTACTCCTAAACCTAAGGCTCTACCTTTTCTAGCATGTGAATGTGTTCTTTTTAAACTTTCTTTACCGTTTGATTTATCTATAAATTCTTGCATTACACCATCTAGGAACCAAGTTGATAATTCAACAGTATCTGTATCTTTCCATTCATCATATTTAGCTAAATTTAAAGAAGATAAACAACAAATAAACGAATGTTCTTCATCTGTAAATAATGTAATTTCAGAACAAATATTTGTCATGCTCACATCTAAATTATTTAATCTATAAGCTATTGGATTATCTTTATTAACATTGTCCTTATACATTATATAAGGTTCACCTGTTTCCATTCTTGATTTTAAAACAGTAGCCCATTTATCCATTGCCTCCGGGTCTCTTGCTTCTAATTTTCTCATAAATGAGTCACCTACAACAACACATTGGTGTAAATTTAAACATTGTCTATTTGGGTCACCTTTAGGTCTACGAATTTGCAAAAATTCTTCTATATCCCCATGTTCTATATCTAAGTTTACGGATGCAGCGCCTCTACGAACATTACCTTGATTAGTAGCAATAATTGAAGAATCAAATATTTTAGCCCATGGTACTACACCTTCACTTTTCCCATTTCCTGTAATTCCTGTTCCACGTTCTCTAATACGAGATAATGAAATACCTACACCACCACCAGAGGCGGTTAATTTCATTAACTCCGCATTAGTTAAACCAATTCCACGTATAGAGTCAGGTGTATCAATACCAAAACAAGAAATAGGTAAACCACGATCAGTTCCCATATTTGATAAAACAGGTGATGCTAATCCTAACCACCCATTCCACATTATTTTAAAGAATTTATTTGCTAATTCTGGTTTTTTTAATCTAGTTGCTGAGGCATTTGCTACTCTTCTATATGCTGTTTTTACAGTTTCACCGGGTAATAAATATCCTTTACTAATGGTTGCTAATGATATTTCATCCATCCATTCTGGATATTGCTTTCCAGCTTCCCAATTACTATAATCTACTTGTAGTGCGTTGTTTTCCATATTTTAAAATAATGCTGCGGCATCCCAATTTTGAACACCTTTACTGTAATTTGTTACTCTATTTGCAAAGAAATCTGTATGTTGTTTACCAGCTGATAAACTATCAAACCATTTCATTCTTTTTACTGCGTCTTTATCAATACCATTTACAATAGGTCCATAACCTAAATCACTCATTTTAGTATTTACTCTATGTTTAATAAATGAAATTAAATCATATTTAGGACAACCTGTTAAATCTCCCATTTCATATACTTTATCAATAAAATCTAATTCTAATTTTAAGGATAAATGTGCTGCTTCTTCAATATCAGCTTTTAATTCTGGGGTATTAAATTCTGGGTGTTCTTGCATTAATGTTCTAAATAACCAACAACCTGCTTCTGAATGTAATGATTCATCTCTAATGCTCCATTCTACAATTTGTCCTACCCCTTTTAGTTTATTATCTAATTTAAAGGATAATAAAACAGCAAATGAAGAAAATAAATTTACACCTTCTGTAAATGCAGAAAAGATTGCTAATGATTTAGCTCTTTCATGCCAGTTAGGAGTACCATCATGAGAATCTCTTACAGTAGTTAAAGCTTCTATTTTAGCCATTGTTGCTTCATCTTCTAGAAACTCACTAAAATTATCTAAACCTAATTCTTCATTTAATAAAGAATAAGCTTCTGCATGGATTGTTTCAAATGCTCCAAATGTAACAGCCATTTTAATTACTTCCGGTTTTCTAAACCATTTAGTAACTAATGTTGACCAATAATCATTTACTACAGTTTCGGTTTGTGCAAAACCCTTTAAAATAGTACCAATTATATTTTTTTCTGATTCAGTTAAGTTTTGTTTCCAATCATTAACATCACTCATCATTGGGACTTCTGTATGTAGCCAATGAGCTTGTTGTTGTTTTAACCAATAATCAGATGCCTCTTGATATTCAAAAGGTTTATAGACTATTCTTTCTTGTAATAATGATGTTTTTGCCATTTTTTTATTTTTAAGGATTTAATTCAAAAAATTTCTTACGTAACAATTGTTTATCAAAAGTATCAACATCCGTATCAAATTTATTAGAACGGGGTTGAGATGGTGATAATGCTTCAGGTTCATCTCCTTCAACATATTCATTTTTTACAACAAAATGCCCCGTAGAAGTGTCAGCTTGAATACCAAAAGTAATTCCATCCATTCCATATCTATTTTTCATTAAATGGAATCTTCCTGTGTTATTAACTTTATCTTCTTTTTTACGAGAAAGAGACATGCAAAAATCAGTTATCATAATTTTATCATACGATCCTGCTGCTTTATCCCCCTGAATGACATTATCATTCGCCCCTGCACGATTAACTTGTGAAACAGACCAAATAGGTATATTTAATTGTCTAGCTAATCCTTTAGTACTTGTATAAATATCATCAATTTCATCCTTACGCTCACGATTTGTTTTTCTTGATGAAAGAAGATCTACATAATCAATAATTACTAAATCTGGTGCCACTCCCATACTTGTGCTTTTTGCAATATGTGATTCAATTGTTGAGACTGATGCCCTACCTGTCGGATATTCTTTAATTATTAACTTTCCTGGTAATTGGGGTATAATATCTTCAATTTTATCTCTATGTGAATCTACTTTATTAACTGGTATTTTTGTGAAAAAAGCATCATATCTTTTACCAACATATTCCTCTCCTAACTCAAGTGTATAATGTAATACATTATATCCTAACCTAACAGCGTGCCCTCCTAAAGCAACGAGTGACCAAGATTTACCACCTCCTGGATTACCAAATATAAGACCAAAGTCTCCATTTCCAAGTCCACCTTGTAATAATTCATTAATTTTATCCCAAGGGGTAGGAACAGTTTCTCTTGAATTTTCTCTATAACGTTCCTCAATATCTTTAACATACTCATGTCCTATATTTTTATCTTGTCCTGCTTTTAAAGCATTATCTACAATAAAACGAATACCATCAAAGTCGCCTGCTTTTAATAAATCCACAGACGACATTAAGGCCTTCTTCAATTGTTGGTTTTTACAAAAATTTGTAAATTCTTCTTGTACATATTCTAAATCATCATCGGAACTAACAAAAGCTTGTTTTAGTTGGTCTTTTATAGATATTTGTAATACCTCATTATCAACCTTTTGTAATTCTACTTTTAATATATCTAATGAGGGAGTAGTATGGTACTTATCATAATAGTTAAGTACCTCTTTAATCGCCCATTTTTGTGCTTGATTTTCAAAATATTCTTCTGATATAATATCATGAATATTAACTAAAAATTCTTTATGGGTTAGTAAAGATGATAATACTTTAATTTGAAAATCGTGCCCGTATTGATTTATACTATTTAATGTCATTTATAACCTTTTTATTTTTCATATGTTGGAAATAATGCGAATATATCCTTTAACCATGTTTCTAAATTTCTAATCATTCCTCCTAATTTATCTTCATTATAAAATTGAATAAACATTTTAGGATTAAATTCAGGAAATTCTTCTACTATTAAATTCTCTATATGATCTTTTCCTTTATCATCTATCATTGGATTACTTAAATCCATAACTTTATAATTAGTTTCAATTCTAGCTTGTTCCTGAACTATGCGCGAATATACAACGTGTTCCTTAAATTTCCTAGCAGATATATCAAAAATATCTTGAAGGGTTAATTCTTGTGTTTTTAACTCAGGAAATTTTTTAAATATACCTTTAGCACCAAGACCTTTAATACCTTGAATATTATCTGAGTTGTCTCCTAATAATGTTTTATGTAAAATAAAATTTGAAGGTAATACTCCAATTTTTTCTTCTACAACCTTTGGAGTATAATACTCTTTTTCCATTGGTCTATATACAATAATTTTATCAGTTACTAGCTGTAAGAAATCTTTATCACTAGATACTATAAAACAAGTTGAGTTATGTTTTTCTACTAATTTTTCAGCTAACACGGCTATAATATCATCAGCTTCTACTTTATCGAGTATGGTGGTTTTAACAGGTAATAGCTTTAAATATTGGATTATACGCACTATTTGGTCAATTTTTGAGTCATGTTCTTCCTCAATATTATCAAATGCTTCCCAATTAGTAATTCGCTGTAGGTTTCTTGTTCCTTTGTATTCGGAGAGCAGGTTCTTACGATTTACTGTTGAACCCGCCCCGTCGAATACTACATAAACAGAAGTTGGATTTGTTTGTCTAATCATTGCACCTAAAGAACGGAAGAACCCACCTAATCCACCAATGTGAACTCCATCAGGATTAACCATATTCATCATAGCAAAGTTTCTAAAAAATAGATTTAAACCATCTAAAATTAATACTTTATCATGTTTTTTTAATATAGTCTCTTCCTGATCTTCTTGGACGCTGTCCAACAAGTTAAATAATTCTTTATGTTTCATGTTTTATTTTTAAATGTCCTGCTCGTCGAAGAGTACAGGTGTTACATCTTCTTGGTCTTCTACAATTTTGAATGTTCCTCCACCTAAGATTTTTGTCCATTCATCTGAATGTAATTTCTTATATGCATTCTTGTCTTTATCAGTATCTGTAATAAAACCATGGTTTGTCATAACAATTTTACCTCTTGATTGCATACCATTAACATGGTTTTTATCAATTTGTAAGTTTGTTCTTTTACCCCATTCTACTTGCTTACCACCTTTAATTGCTTTAATTTTAGATGTTCCAGCATTAGATACATTACCAAATGTAACTACGAATGTTGCATCATACCACATAGCCATACCACCTTTATTCATCATCTTTGGTTGTCCCATAGGTGATTCTGCTTTAGCGGTCCATACTTTATTAATACAACAAAGTGTATTAGTAAATGGTGATGATTCTTTACGAGACATTACAATACTTTGGTTAACTGTATTACCAAATTGAGTTGACATTGCTCCAGCATTCCATTCATTATTATTTTTCAGTTTTTCAACTGACATTGCACAAGGAATAGAACCAATTGAATCCCAAAAGAACGCTAAGTCATAAGGTAAATTACCTTTTTTCTGCTCATTTTGTAGATCCATAATAAATGCTGCTACGTCTTCAATTGTATGTAATGTTTCTCTATCAACATAAATAAAGTTACCTTCATAATCTACAACATTACCCTCATCATCTTTGATTAGTTTAACTTCTAATCCCATTTGAGCGGCATGTTCCCAATTCCATTTCATCTCAGTAATGATAAAAACAGGTAGTACACCCATTTTTTGTGCCGATACTGCTGCTTCTAATAAAGCAGTTGTTTTACCTGTATCAGAATGCCCTCTAAGTAATGAAATATGTCCCATTGGAACACCTGGTACTCCAGATATTTCTTGGAAAGCAGGGGATAGGGGTATCCATTTTTGTTCCTTAAATTTGACGTTTTTATCTAAACCTTTAGACGATTTAAATTTATTTAAATCAAATTTGCTCTTAATCTCGGCAGACACTGCTGCCGAGAGAGACTTTGATATTTTTTTCGCCATATTTAGAAAGGAAGATCATCACCATTATTACTATCTTTACTATCAAATAGTGAGTCAAACTTATCTACTTTACTTTGTTTAGCTTTATTAGTATCTAAACTAAAGTTTGTAGAAGGTGCTGGTGTTGATGTAATAGTAGGACCAACTGCTCCCTCAGAATCTTCTTCCGGAGATAGCCATTTTTCTAATGCAGATTTCATATCTTCAAATGAATAACGTTTAAATAACCCATCTGTTGGATTTGGTTGTTCACTTGACCATTTTTCTACTAATGAAGCATCTTCACTAAGAGGTGATGTTTTTAATCTAACACGTACTGATGATTTATTGTATGGAGTACCAGTTGATTCTGGTCCTACAGTTTCAACTGTAATATCTCTACCATTTACAATATCAGTGTAATCACCAATTTCATCATCTACAGCAAGAGCTAATAATTCTTCATATACTTGTTTTCCAAATTGCCATAACCTAACACCTTTATCTTCTTCTCCACGTACTACAACGGGAACAAAAGTACGGTTTTTAGCATCTAACTTTTTAGCAAGTACATAATTTTCTTTATTATACTCACCTTCACGTAGTTTTCCAGCAAATAGGGCAATTGGGTCTTTTTCACCAAAATTGGCTGGTGAAATCATAACCTTATTTGTAATACCATAATAGAACTTAAGTTCAGTAAATGGGTTAGAAGAATCATATGCCGATGGCACAATTCTGATTTGTTGTTTACCTACTGTGGGTCTCCAAAAAATTAACGAATAATCGGTCTTTTGACCTCCCTGTGGTTTTGATTGGAGGGTATCCAATTTCTGCTTTAATGCATTTAAATCCATAATTGTAACTTATTTTTAATTATAACTGTTTATATGTAACCTAATATACGAACTATATTTTGGGGAGCCAAACTATAATTCAATAATTCTATGTATTTTTGTATTTAATTGACTAAGTTCATTATGTTGAGTAAGTAAAACACAATTTCTATAATGTTGCCAATCTACTTTATAATTTGTATCAACAACACCACCATTTAACTTCTTAATGAGTTCATTAAGGGCATTAATAGTATATAAAGTATTAGATTCTTTTTTTCTATGTACTAAGATTGTATTATCTGGTATAGTATCTATATTAGCTTGTTCTACATTATATGTAACTACATATTCATCTTTCCCCACAATTTCTAATACAAACATTTTATTATATATTATACTGTATTTAGATTGTATGTTGTGAATTAGCTCATCCATACCTTCTAGATCTGTGAATGTGCAAAATAATTTATTGTTCAAGTCGCTTAAATTTTGTAAATTTGTTATAACATCGTATTTCGTGTTATACGTATTAAGCGGTTTCTCCAAAGTTGTAATCATAACCTTCTATTTCTTTTATATTTAATTTATATTTTGTGAAAATATTTCTAATTTCATCTAGTAATTTTGTTTCACTTTCATCCCAGTCAAAAAGAAACGAATCGTAAGTATATAAAACTAGTTTTGTCTTATATCCCCGTAATATACGAAACATATCCCACAAAACCAAAACATTTTGTGAAGTTTCCATATTTTGTAACACATAATTAAAAAGTTTTTGTGGGTTCATCTCTCCCAAACCCTCCTTCGTATATACAAAATTTGATATAGGACATACTATATACCCTTTTTTATTAAAATCATCCCAATTATTTAAAACAAATTTTTCAATCCTTTTAAAGTATTCCAGTTCTCTATAATTTTTAAATACGCCACCATAAAGTTGCTTGAATGTAAGTTCTTTCGATTTTTTATAATCCACTTTATATAAAGATGCAAAATGAGAGTGAATATCACTAGTGGGAAAAGTATAATCAACGAGGCGAGCAGCCAAACTAGGATGATAAGCGCTAATATCAATCTCCACAAATTTATTATTACGAGGAATAAAACTTTTCCTACATCCATTTTCTTTATTAAGTGCTGCATAATTTACATTTTTAAATTTATTTGAAGGTCTTGTTGTTGTTGTTTTTAAGTTGAACTGAGTGTTGATATATTCACCATCAACGGGGTGGAAGTATTTACTGAAGGTTTCATTGTGTATTCGTACTCCATTTCTCTCGATGGCGTTGAATACCACTGACACTCTATTGTTAAAGAATTCATCATATTTTGTTTTTTCTCTGTTAATATTCGCTTTTAGATCTCTAAAAATCGTTTCACACAATTCATAATGTTTAACAATCGGTATAATTAAATTTAACTCCGGATTATCCTTATGTTGTCTATAGTATAAATCATGTGTTTGTGTTGTAGGTCGTATATACGTATGAGGAGGTGGTGTTATGTCGTAAAGAGTTTTGTTTGGAAAATAATGTAATATTTCTTTTTTATCTCTACAATATAATACTTCAAATTTATCTATTAATTCGTTTATACGCGAGTTTAAAGCATTCAAACATTCACTATGCGTAATACATACCATAAAGCCTTTACTCGCTTCAATCGGTCTAATATACACTAAACTTACGTGATTTTGTACGGGGTGTATTGTGTCATTATAAGGTATTACCTCAATGAAAGCCTCTTTATAACCACTATTTATTAAAACATTTAACTGTTCCTCGTTTTCTACAAGCCAGTACATATAACCATTTTATTTCCGTAACGTTAATAACCTCCTCCGCCACCTCCAAATGATCCTCTACTTATTGTTGGAGGAAGATCATTATTATTAGATCCTGTTATTTCAATATTTAATTGTTTAATAGGTTTTAAAAAATCATGTTTTACATCTACATGAGTAGCACCTACCATTGCTCCTTTAGTAGGGTGGATATGATATTTTCCTTTATAAGGAAGATTAGTAGATGAAATTAAGTATTCGGTTCCATCAGTTTCTAAATTTTCTTGTATTCCTACTACTTTATAATATTCTGTTAGTCTATTTTTAAAATATTTTAATAAACCAAATGCTCTTGTTCTTTTTTCAGTTAATTTTAAAATATTATAATTAATATTTGCTACTTTATTTTTACTTTTTCCTGCTATAGTCCATAGAAATTTAATAGGATAATATAAATCATATTGTACTGTTTGGTCTTTTTTAACATATAAATCATATGTTTGTTTATTAACCTCCTTAAATATAGCATTATTACTTTTTCTTAATAAATATCTTTGGAATTTACTATTACTATAATCCTTTTCTGTTGGATAAATTACATTATTTACTGGGGATGATAGGTCTTTAGAAAGATAATCTACATTACTTATCTCAAAGTATGGACCATTTATGTATTTAGGTTTAATTTGTATATTGTCTATAGAAGGAGGAATGGGGTTTTGGTTTAAAGATAATAAAGTAGCATCTTTAATTAAATTAGGTGATGTAAAATTATTCCCATTTTTTCTTAATATTAAATCTTCTGTTACAGGAGATTGTGGGGTTTTTCCACTTTTATAACTTCCATCAGAGGTTTTAAAATAATACCCTTTATAATTTTCTCCAGTAAAGGCATTTTCTAGTTCACCCCCCTGGGTGTATAAATTAGTTGATATTTGTGATTTTGGATAATACATTAACTTAAAAATAAATTTGCTTCTCTTTGTCTTCTATCTATTAATCCAGGGTTATATACACCAGCTGATGTTAACCTATATTTTTTAATTATTTCTGCTGCTGCAACATAATTTTTTGCTTCTAATGCTTCTTCTAAAGGAGTGGATAAACCTTTTGATTTACTACCTATTTCACCTGTATTCCATACTATATTTACAAGAGCATCGAATTCACCTTGAGTTACTGGTATATCTCCTACATCTCTTATGATATAACCTGTATATTCTTTTATTGCTCCATCATTACCATTAGGACCTTTAAGTATAAGTTCTGCTTCTGCTTCAGTTATTTCTGTATCCCAAGCTAGAGTTGGGATAACTGCTCGTGTAAACCCATAACCTATTGTAATTTTACCATTAGTTGATCTAATTGTACCATCACTACTTATTACTGCATTTGCTGGTATTCTTTTTGGATTGGCAAGAGTTCCAGGGGCTTCATCATCATATGCATATTTTCTAAACCCTTCTGAGTGTTTTAATTCTGTTAAACCTGCTGCACTAAGTGTATAAGTAGATACAGGATTTCTTTGCCCATTTTTACCATCATCAATAGCAGTTCCTGCTGTTACTTGATCAAGAATATTTTGGTCAACACTATAATTCGAGACTGTAACATTAGTACTTCTTCCTGTTGAAGCTGATGCGTTTCGTTTAACTGGTCTTGCATTTAAGTTAGATGTTGATAGAGTTTGTAAGTTAGTAGTCCACCCACTACCATCTATTTTATGATTTATACCTTTTATTAAAAATTCTAAAGAATTAGCATAATTAGAAGGTAAGAATTCTTGATTAATTCCAATTTTATTATAAATATCAAACCCAGCAATACCATCCATTTCCATATCAAATTCTATAGGTAACAAACCAATTTGATTGGAAGCTTCTATATTATTTGGATTATTAGCTGCCGCTTTTCTATTTGCTTCATCTAAATATATTTTATAAGAAGATTTACCTGCTTTAGCAAATGAATTTACACCCTTTCTAAACATATATTCTGATTTGTTTTTGTTGATTGGGGTAATTATCATATTGGAAGCTTGTGCTTGTGCATTAGAAACTGTTGGTTGACCTCCAAACATTTGAGCAAGATAAGCAGAATAATTTTTACCTGCTAATGTTCTTGCATAATTTGCTCGTACTTGCTCCGCAGTTAGTCCAGTACTAGTACTAGTACTAGATGAAGAAGGAACAGTGTGAGTTAATACAGGTGTCATAAAATAACTGGTGCTTTCATTAGTTCTAGTAGAATCTGCTACAGTAATAGCATTTCCAACACCATAACCCATGGCTATTCCCTCTACTATTTTTTCTACAACTATTCGAAATTGCCTCTTTGAACCATTGTTAGGTTTATGATTTAACCATTTTCTAGCTATAGTTTGAGGAGCATCTGTTACTGAGTTATCAATACTAAATTTTACAAAGGAAGTTTGTACCCTCTTTGAGGTATCATCGGTAGTAATTCCAGGTAAACCTACTTCCTCTGCTATACTTGTACCTCTAATTGTTGCATTTCTATCCCCAGCTACAGGAAGTCTTAGTGTTCTACCGTTTTCAGAAGTTGCTATTACTGGAACTTGATGTGTTGGGATATATCCCGGAGGGGTATTAAAATTACTACCAAGTATTTTACCGTCTTTATCAATATTTAATATGATATTATCTATACCATCAACCGATTTCAATCCCCCATCTTTATAAATGACTTGTTGGGTTAATTTAAGTCCGGTATCTATAGCCATTCCATTAGTACCGTTAAATGGATCACCATTCGAAATATTAGTTAATGTTGAGACATTATTAATAAGAAGTAGAGATCTTATTGCTGAGTTTTGTCCTTCGTATGGTTCACCCCTATTTGCTGGTGGTGGTTGTGTATTATTTCCTGTATTTACATTAGGGGGTACAGCATCTGGGTCTTTAATCGTTTGTTGATATCTATCTTCTAAACCTGAATTCCATTTAGAAAGACCTGTAGCGTCTTGTCCCAATGCTACACCCCCTGCTGTAGCACCAATAGATAATTGGCTAGCTAATTTAGGGGAAAATTTAGTATTAAAAGAAATATTTCTTAAAAATGTACCTGATTCTATGCTATTGTTAAAACCAACAATTTCAAATTCAGCCGTATCTGTTTTAACGTCAGGTAAAATTTTATTTAAATTATTACTAAGCCCTGCTATAGGTTTAGTATCCATAAAAGTTATAACCTTATCATCTTTAATTATAGGTTCTATATCTATAACATTAGCAAAAGCAGAATTAATATTATCACACATACTTTGCAAAAATTTAAAAAAAGTTAAATTTCCTTTTTTATCAACATTTTTACTAAGAGTCTTAAATATCATATCATAATTTAAATATATATTTAATATTCTACCATATAACATACTACCCTGAGGAGTTGTTCCTTGATTTGTTGATGGGTTTTGTGAAATAATTTGTTCATATATTACATTATTTTGAACAAGAGGTATTCTAGCGCCACCAGCAACAGGTTCATATGTATAATTATTATCTTCATCAGCTATACTAAAACTTTTTTCTGTACGTGTTGTGACTACTGGTTCTAAAAAAGTAGTGAATAATGTTGTACCTGGTAGTGGTACACTACCATCAGGAAGGACCCGAGTGGTTGTTTTAATTACAACATCAAAACTAGCTTGAGCATTTGCTGAGCTAGTACTTCCATCTATAACCGTAAAATCTCGCATAGATTTTGTATAATCCGGGAGGTTTATTCCACTTATATCATTTTGGTTTAAATTTAACCCAGTATCCATTTTAATAATACACACCTCAGGATCAAAAGATATTAAATTAGGTTGAATACTACATATTACTTTGTCTGTGTTTTGGTCAAAATTAGTAAATTTTATATCTGAAGAACCATTAATATCAGGTGTTATATTTTTTTGTATTACATTTAATAATTCTCCAAACCTAATAAAATAATTATATTCAATTTTCATTGTTCCTGTATTACCAACAACAGAACTATACGAAGAATTTTTTAAAGCTTGATATACATTAAAATAATCTCCATTACCCCCCCTACTCCAAAGAGGGTTGTTATTTAAGGTTTTATATAAAATGGTACCTAATTTAGTTACAGTTTTATTTGCATCAATAGAAGATTTTGCCTTTTCTAGTAAGTTATATCTTACTGCAGATAAATTTTGTAAAGACTGTTTTAAGGCTAGTGAAGGTGATTGGTTAATTTTCATAGATTCTATGACATCTCCCATTCCTGTTATTTTAACTGTTATTTGGTAAGAACCATCAGTATTATATTTCCAATTAAAATTGACAACTTTTCCAAAAAGACCACCAGTATTTCCATGATATTTTGCTGATGTTGTTGAGATTGACTTAATTATATCATCTTGGTTTCTTGAACTAAAAAATATACTTTCTGTAACTGTACCTTTTACTAATTTATAGTTACCCTGATTGTCAATATATTTATCCCATCCCCATTCTACTATCATAGAAAAACCTAATCTACAATATAAAGTTTCAATTAAGTCAAATTGATACCTATTAAAAGCTGTGATTTGAATGGTAGCTGTTTTTATTGATCCCCTATTTTTACTATCAACAGATACAGAACTTATACCAGGCATAGGTAAAATACCAAAATCATTTCCTCCTAAACCATAAGCAGAATTATTATAAAATGAAGTTGTTGGAGGGATATATTGTGGGCCTGTGTTTGTACCACTTCTTTGTTGTAACTTATTATTCTGATCTAATGAAGATAAACCATTAAATAGTATGGCTTTTGTAGCTAAAGCTCCACCCTTAAAATCAGCTTTTGGGTTTGAACCCCCAGGAACCCTATTTGTCCCCTTTATTAAAACAGAAGATGCCATTTTAATCCAAGCATTTCTATTATTCATAAATTGTATATCGGCATTACTACGAGTAGTCCCAATTAAACCCTTTCCATATGTTTTTTGCCTAATTTTTACTTGTTCGGTTATAAATTCTTTCGTTGGTTCTCCAATTACACTACCTTGCATATTTTAAGAATTTAGGTTTTTATAGTTTTGAATTATTGAACTTATGTTTGAAGGAACTCTAATTTGTGTTCCAGGAGTTATAAAATATGAACCTTTATTAATTGATGGGTTTGCTATAGATATAATCCACCATAAAGTTGAATCACTATAAAATTGTTCTGCTAGAATATCTAGCCTATCTCCTTCAGTTGTTATAAAATAACGATCATCAAAACTTAAAGGGATATTAGGGTATCTTGGGACTATACCTTCTAAATCCGAACCATCTGTTAATAAACTATACCTACCCATTTTTATTATATATTAAAATTAATTTTCTTTATTAAAACGGTCTTCTATTCTTTAATTTATTTAAAAAAATGAAGTTACATTATTTAAACTAGCTAAAGCATCTAATTCTTTTTGAGTAAAGCCTTGAGGTTTAACTTTTGCTATATAATTATTTCCACCCGTTGGTGTTCCATCTTTATTACCATAGTTATCATTTTGAATTGATGGGAAGTCTACATCTTTTCCATCAATAGTTTTTACTGTTGCTTTAGTCATACCTCCATTAGATAACATAATATATCTTTCTTTTCCATAAGCCGTTACAAATCCTCCACTAGCTCCTTGATAGCTAGTTGGATTTGCATCTGTTGCATATGCATTCTTTTGAAGAGATGGTACAAAGCTTTGGATAGGGGTGAATTTAAAACCTGAAACTTCTATCCTATGTGGCATTTCTTTTACACTACTATCATTAAATGAACCTGAATTATCAACGCTATCACTTATAGCTATTTCCCAGGGACTATCATCTGGTACATCGTATGTAATACCCTCAATAAATCCTACTTGTTCATATAACCAACCACCTATAGTTAGGCTAATTAAATTACCTCTCATATAACCATCGTCTGAGTAGTCAGGAGCCATAGTTGATGCTAAATAATTTAATTTTTGATACATAGGTATTAATTCTTCTTTAGATTGTGCTACTACAGTCCAAGATAATGAAATTGATCTAGAAAACCCACCATATCTATAAAGTTCTTCTCCTCTACCTACAAATTGTGTTCCTGACCATTTAGATGAATAAGAGTCACTCATTCCATTAATAAAAGCTCTAAAATGAATATAAGTTTTTTTATTAGGTGAGTCATTACTTATAACTCCTATTCTAAATTTGACTAAATCATTTGTAACTTTATCTTCTAAAACCTTTTCCGATTGGTATATAGGTAAAGCATTAAGTTTATCTGTGGGACCTATTAAATTACCAGCACTATCTAATTTACCTATTACATAACTTGATTTATTACCTCTTTTTCCTGGGTTGCCTAAATTAAGTCTTTTTTCAATATTTTGTGTTTGATAATTTAGAGTTTTAGATATATTATTATTATCACGTTGGAATTTATTTGGTGGTGATAAAAACTTGGTGAAATTAGTACCTATTGTAGCATTCATGGCCGCAGCACCATTCGATCCCATTAGAGACATTTGCTCATAGGACATTGTACGTACATTATAATACTTAAGTTTTCCTACAGATGATAAAAGTTCTTCAGCATCTCTAGTGTTTGAAACTCTGTCTATTCTAGTTCTTCCAATTGTACCTAATATAGATCCAGGACCTCCTCCATATGAAAGTAGTATTTTAGGATTTCTGCTATCCTTATGTATTTTTCTTTTGGTTAAATCCCATAATCTATTTTTATCTAGAGGTATAACTCTAGTTTCAAGAACATTAGAATACTTAGGTTGAGTTAATAAATTAGGTATACCCGTAAGGTTATTAGTTAAACCCGTTGGGTCTATTCCTTGTTTATTTAAATGTATTCCTAAAGCATTAACCCCAGCTTGTGCTACAGTAGAAGTTGGTAAATAAATACCATTATTAAATGCTATTGGGCTAGCTTGGGTTTCAACATTAGACCTAGACAACATAAGTTGTTTAGCTGTGAAGAAGATACCATTAAGTGATTTGGTATCAATAAACATTTTAGTAAGCCTAGAAACATCATTTACTGTTCTTTTTGCAACTAAAGTACCTCCCCTTAACAGAAAGTCTGTGAAGCCAGTACTACCTAATCCAAAGTTCAGTTCTCCTATTTCTCCAGGGATATCTGTAACTATGTAAGGTTGACCACTATCACCACCTCCTGGTCTATCTTTCCCATATCTTAGGGATTTAAGATCCGTTTGTAGCTCAACTATAGACATTCAGTGTAAGTTTATTATTCGTTACCTGTATTGTCTAAGAGTCTTGTATTAGGAATTCCATTAGGAAGATTATCTAAATATTGACCATTTTTGAAAGTAGTATTAACAGGAAGTACATTCCCATCACTTAAAGGTCCAGTTGGTAAAGCACCATTTAGATCTCCATCAAAAACAGATCCTTCTTCAGTAAATTTTGAAATAATTGACATAATTTTTAAATTTTAAAGTTATTAATTTTATTATAAATATTAATACTAAGGGGAAATTTCATAAGTGTTCATTGATACTGCAGTACCCATTTTTTCTGCATCCATAGTAACTGTACCTTGTGTTGAAGCTATTCTTCTTAATAAAGTATTAGTTTGTGCCTGCAATTCTTCTAATCTTTTCATTGCTGTTGCACTCATACCACCTCCACCACCACCACTTTGGGCATTAGCTAAAGCTTTTGATGCCCCAGGGGCGGCTACAATATCATCATTTGAAGAAAGTTCAAATAAACCTCCTTCTTTAGTAGAAATTTGTGTTTTACCATCAGCTGGAGAATTTACATCACCTGCTTTTAAATATTTATATCCTAATGCAAGGGCTGCAGCACCTGCTATTGCTGCTAATGCTGGTCCTACAACAGGTGTCATCGCTGCGGATTTTGCTGCTGTAATAGCTAAACCACCTACATCTTTTGCTGCTGATGCTGCTTTCATAGCAGCATTTCTTTTCTCCAACATCAAGGATATTTTCTGGTATGTTTGGTAACCTTTGTAAGCCCCTACAACAGCTAAAATTAAAGATAAATTTTTCTGAGCAAATACAGTTAAATCAGTCATGGTTTGTAAAATAGGTGTAAGAAGTTTTCCCATTTCCGTAAAAGTCTCATTCATTTTTTCAGAGGCTAAAGCCATTCTTTCTTGTTCTGAGGCCTGATTGAATAGGTTTTCTAATGTACCTGCTTCTTGGGCTTCCATAGCAGCAGCTAAACCATGTTTTTCTATAGCAATATCTAATTTTTTCTGTTCTTCTTTAGCTTGTTCTCCGGTTAATCCTTGTAATTGTTCTTGGGTAAATAGAGTTTGAGCTAAATCTTCTCTAGACATACCAACGGCAGCAGCTAAAGCTTGTTGTTGGATTCTATTCATTTCAGCAAACTCAGCAGCTGATCCTGCTTCTTTAGATATTTCTTCTGCTACTGTAGCTAAGTCATTATTTAGAGCTGCAGTTCTTGCTTTTTCTAAATTAAGATTTTTACCAAGTAACAATTCAGCTTCCATTTCTTTTTCAATAGAAGATTCAAAATCAAGTAAACTATCAGCTATACCTTCTACTTTAGACATTTCCATACCTAATGCTTTTGCTGTAGCAACTGCATTTGCTATTGCCTTTGGGTTTTTACCTAATGATAAAGTTGTAGCTGCAGATAGTTTAGATACATCCGCCATTAATTTTTTTTCATTTAGTAATACTCCTTTTTTTAATGATGCGGATTTTGCTTGAGCTAAGAATTCTCCAGTCATTTTTTCCATATCTTTACCAGTAGCAAAAGATAGCTTACCAATACCCATCATTTGTTCTTGGGTCATTCCTGCTAAATTTTCCATTTTAGAAAATGTAGCTAATGTTTTAGCACTTATAGCAGTTGAAGTACCCAATTCAGCATTAATAGCTTTTAAAGCATGTTTTTGTCCCTCATAAGTAACACCAATACTATCAGATTCTTTAGAAGTTTTTAACATTTCTGCAGATAATTTACCTGCTTCTTTAGTACTTATATTTAGACCTTTAGCTATTTCTCCAGCAGATTTATCTGCTTTCACCATACCCTGGAATACTTTTAAAAGAATAGCCATTGGGCCAAATGCTTTCATTAGTTCACCCGCTCCTGCAGATAACCCTTTTAATCCTGCTTTAAATTTATCTAATCCGGTTAAAGAACTAGCTATACCATCCTCATTAATAGTAACCATAGAGGCTGCTGCTAATTTAGATGCTTCAGCTGCTTTATCAAATCCTTTAGTTAAACCCTTAATTCCTGGAATGACTCCTGCTATATCAGATAAAAACCCAAATGCTTTAGATGGAGGTAAAGCAGATATCTGGTTAGAGGCTTTAGCCATAGAAGCTAATGATTCTTCACCTGCTCTTAAGTTAGATTTTTGTTCAAGAAGATCCCCAGCAGTTTTTTCACTAGCTTTTGCTTGGGCCTCCATAGCCTTAAGTTGTTTGACAGTTAAGGTATCTATGTTAGCTTCAGAATCTTCTCTAATTTTTCGAGCTTTTGATAAAAGATTTGCAGCGTTTAATTCTAATTTATTTTGGGAAGCTTTACTTGAAGCTAAAGTATCATTTAATTTCTTAGAATCTAATAAAGCTTTAACCCCTTGTTTTGCATAATCTACTTGTAGTTCAGAAGCTTTATTGATTTCGTTTAAAGCATTTCTTATAGATTTTTTAGCATCTAATTGTCCATTAATACCTTTTAACCCTTCACGAATAACATCATTAATGTCTCGATTTAAATCAAGGTTTAACCTTTGGACCTGGGTTAGATCCTCTGCTGCTTTTACTTGTTTGTTTATCTCTTCAGAATTTGACATTTAAGGAGTATTTTATTATAAATATTAAAAAGAGCAACTATTTATAGCTGCTTTTTCCTTTATAGGGTTGAGAGGCCCTAGTAAAAGCTGGAGTATTGATCTTACCATCTTTCCCAATTAAAGTTTCTTTTCCTTTTTCTTGGAGTGGAGCAGAAGATTTTTTATTAAAATTTTTAATTTCTGAAAATATATATTTTCTTAACCATATAGGAATATTATATACAGTATTAAAATCATAACCTCCATTGCCATGGTAGATTATTTGATGTAAATGGTTAAATAGATTTAATCTAATTGCAGGTGCATTATCAAGCGTCAGGCCAAAAAAAGTTTAATCCCAGAGGGACTTCTACCTCCCTTCCATTGTCTAAAGTGACGGTCATATCAACATCTGGTTGAGAGCTTTTTAAATGTTCTCTAAAGGCTCTAGAATCTCTAGCTAACATATACCCGTCAACAAACTCTCTGATAGATTTAGAATCCTCATCACCATTAACAGAAATTATTATATGTTTTAATCTAGTTGTTAATTCAGGTACATTATCTTTTTGGATTTTCTTTAATCCCTTTAATTCAGCTTCTATTTTAGCATTATCATGACCATTTAGTAGTTTATAAGTAATTTTAGTACCACTATGAGGTAAAGTATAAGCAAGTTCATTTTTTCCTTCAATTAATACTGAAGGGTCAAATGGTTTGTTTTCTAATTCAGTTAAATCTACATCTTGTATTTCTCCTTCATATGTGATATGATATTTTTTACCATACCCTAAAATACGAGTTGCAATTAGTAAAGCATTTTTATCTCCTATAAGTAAATCTTTTAATTTTATAGATTTATCTATAATAACGGATTCAAGTACTTTATCTAAGACTGTTCCTTTTTGAATATAGGATTGATTAGTTAAAATATCTTCTTCCTTAGCGGTCATATATTTAATTTCTACTTTACCACTAGATAAGGGGTTGTCTTTAGGATATAATAATCCTCCAGAGGGTAAGTCTACTTCTTCAGTTGGGAATTTAAATTCACTCATAATCTTTATTTAATTAAAACGTTTTTATCAGTTATACATATTAATATAAAAAAAAGCTTGACCGAAGCCAAGCTATTCTTAAAAATATTTGTTTTGTTTTTTAGAAATTTAACACACAATAATCTGGTTGTACAGTGAAAGTTAATTCCTGTGCGGCATCAGCATCTTCCCATGAATAATCTCCAAATGAAGCATCTATAATCATTGCCCCCTTAATTATCCATTCTGATACTACATCACCTACTGGTCCTAATACATTAAATGTAAGATCTTTTTTATAGAAATCACTATACCCATCTCTACCTGTTACAGATTCATGGTGTAGTCTTACCCATTCCATAACGGCTTGAGCACCTGATGGTGTAATTGGATCAAATAATGTGAATTGAACGGTATTCCACACTGTTTTACCTTTGACATAACGTTGTACGTTGATGTGGTTAAGTGCTACACTACCTTGCGTTAACGACACAGCTCCTACACCTTTTACCATGTATGATGGAAACCCATCTATATACATAATAAATCTGTTCTTTTGTTTTGGCTCAAAGGCTGTAAAAAATATTTCGTTTGGATCTAATATTGCCATTTTATTTCTTTATTTTATTATAAATATTTATATTTTTTGTTTTTTATCCAGGGAATGTTGCTCCTGTTGGAAGTACATTGAAATCTAGGATAATAAATTCAGCTGTTTTTGTTGGTTGAAGGTAAATTTGACCTACCATTTCATTTCTATCAATAACATCTGGTGTATTATTCGATTCATCCATTACTACTCTAAAAGCATATAAACCTTGTCTTTGTTGTACTGATTCTAGGTATGGGTTTACTGTTGCTAAGAAATTATTTCTTGTTGCAATAGTATTTTGTTCAAATACTAGGTTATCAGATACTTGTACTATATAAGATTTTAATGCTATTAATAATCTACGTACATTTACTCTATCTAAAGCACTTGCTTTTTTCTGTAAAGTTTTTTGTCCAAATACTACAACTCCACTTTGTGGGAAAGTAGCTATTGGGTTAATATTTGCTTCATATAAACTATCTCTGTTTCCAGACGTTAATTTTCTTTCAGCTCTAACTACTTGACCTAATCCACCTCTAGTTAAACCTGCTGGTGCGAACCATGGGTCTGAAGATGCATCTGTAAATGCATATACACCTGGGATTAATACTGATGCTGGGGACCAAATTACTCTTCCAGTATCTGGGTCAATTAGTTGTAACCATGGCCAATAAGTTGCGGCATATGAACTATTAAATCCACTTGCAGCTCCTACTACATTTCCAATAGTAGAACCATATCCTCTTAAATCTATAATTGCTAAACAATCTTTACGAGATTCTGCTGTTGATACAAGTAAATTAATTTCTGATGAGTGGAATTCTTGAATTAGACCTGGTGCTGCTATCACATTAAATTGATAATCATCACTATTTGATAACAAATTAATAGAAGCTGTATAATCTATAGCGCTAATACCCTGAGTGTTATTTGCGTCAATATTTTCATTAAATGAAGCTTCTCCATAAAATAATTCTCCACTACCACTATTAAATGAACCTGAACCCACTAATGGGATACTTGCTGTAAATTCTGTTTTTGCTTCTCCAGCATTATCAAAATAACCGGGAGTAGGATAATTTACTTTAGATACGTAAACATATTTACTTCTGTTAACATATGATCCTTCTTGTTGAATATAATAATCTCCACTATCATTTTGTATATCACCATAATAGCTATTACCTATTACAGTTTCAATATAATTAGTAGCTAATGGATCTAAAGATACATTATTAAATGTTTCTAATATAGATTTTGAAGTATTTTCATCATCTCCTCTACGAATAGCTAAGCTAAATACTCCAGTATCAGTGTTTCTTGATGTTACTTCCCATCTAACATTATTTTGAGAACCAGATACTAATCCTCCTCCTGAGAGTGCTGAGCCTGAATTGTTCATGATAGCTCCTTGAGAAATAGTACTTAATTCAAACGCAATAGCATTTTCTACTGCTTGTGCTGTTAAAGGTAAGAAAGTTGCATCATTTGAACCACCAATTGTAGCCGCTGCAAGTGTAACAACATCACCTAATTTATAATTCGTTCCTGGGTTATTAACAGTTACTGCTGTAAAAGTTGATTTTAAATCCGCCTGTTGGATTGTAATAACTAAATCAGCACCTACAGTACCAATACTACCATCACCATCCATTAATACTTTTGTTACTGTTATAGTATCACCTGCTACATAATCTTCAACCCCAACATTAGATATTACTGCTCCAGTAATATTAACTCCATCTGTAGATGAAACTATTACTGTCGCTCCTGTACCGTCACCATCAGAGGTTGTTGCTAAGGCAGCTGTTGTTCCTATGGCGGTTGCTGTTTGTGTTGGAGAAACTGTTAATGCCGCGGCTGTTAAGAAAGTATCTTGTGTTACTACTGTATAATCTACAGTAAGATTTCCATCACCTCCTCCTGTTGTTGCAGCACCTGCTACATTTCCAATAGTTGCTGTTGATGGGTTACTATTAATTAAAGAAAATAAATTAAATCCTGCTTCTAATCCACCAACTTCTACTTCATTATATATATTTAGAGATTTAGCACTGGTAAAAGAACCAGATGTTACTCTAGTTACTAATAAAGTTGTACCACCTTGTCTAAAGTAATTATTAGCTGCTATTTGGTTTAAATAAGAATGTTGTTGTGATCCACTTGTTACTGACCCACCAAATATCGCTAAATATTCGCTATATGAAGTGATTAATGTTGGAACTTCAACAGGACCCTTAATAGATGGTCCAATTATTGCTGCACCTACTTCTACTGGGCCTTGAGTAATTTGAGATGTATCGTTTTCTCTTGCTAGTACTCCTGGAGATATTAATGTTTCTGCCATTGTCTTATATTATATTTAATATTATTTTATTATAAATATTAGAGGGTATTTCAAAAATTTATTCTGGTTTTGTAAATTCTCCAGACTCTAAATCAATATTTCCATCTCCATATTTTTCTTGAAGTTCTTTACCTAACTTTAATTGTTTTTCTTGAACTATCTTAATTGAAGAATATATCGAAACTTTTTGTGCCTCTATTTGTCCTAAAGAAAATACTAATTCATTTCCTTCAGTTTGTAATTCTTTTAATTGTTGTAACTCTTTTTCTGATAACTTAATTTTACTCATTATTTAATTATTTAATTATTATAATTATAAATATGGTTATTTCTATTAAAATTATCTAACTCTACCATCACTGTTGGGATTTTGATAATTATCAGAACTATCTACATTATCTATATTAGATACAACTTCAGAAGTAATAGAAACTTTAGCTTTAGTATTATATTTTTTAATTGAATTTAAATCTTTTTGTATAGTGTCCGGTATTATGTATCCTCTTAAACTTAAACCAAAAGTTCCTTTTACTAACCTATCCTTTCCTGCTGTTAATTCAGTTGCTGTTGTAAAGCTATCTACTCTAGCTCTAAATTTAAATCTTTCTGGATTTCCCCAATATGAATCTGATGCATATTCTACAGCTTCAATTACCTTATTTAATTGTTCCATATAATACGTCTGTATTATACAGCTATATTCTAGGGTAACAAAATCAGGAACAGCAATAGCTTGAAATTGTTCTACAGGTTTTCTATTATTTAATAAATTAAAATTTGAGTATGCGTTTTTTGAATTAAATCCTTTTCCAATGTTTCCATATAAATTAGGCATATTAGAATCTAATTTATTATACGTTGTTCTATCTTTAGTAATTGTATCTCTCTTAATTACTAATATAGGTAACATTACAGCCCCAGAATCATCTCTATAATAACCATCTCTTTGAAAAGATTTCCATCTTTCAGGGCTACCATATATAACAGGAACTGTTCTTCTTTCACCATTTTGATACACAAAAGGTTTAATAACATTATTAAAATAAAAAAATACAGCTTCATCTAAATCTTGTATACCAATTGAAAGTTGCTTATCAGTATCCCCTTTTGAACTCATTTTAGTTGATCTATTAAAATCAATACCCGTTTGAGATTGGTTAGGGTTAGCAGGGTTATTAGGGTTTCCTCTATGCTTATCAAAAGCAACTTGTTTAGAAATACTAATTTCTTTTTGTGATTTAGGGTATGGTTTAAAATTTGCCATTTAGAATCTTTCTTTATATGGGGATATTGATAATTTATCCCTTGGTATATAATAGGTTTCAAGTATTATAGATAAGTTAGTACCAAAATCTTCTAATCCTGGATTTAATGGGTTTGGTGTACCATCAGAATCATTATTAGGATAATCTGGGTTTTTACCTACAAAATATTGGTTTGTAATTGTTTGTTGTACTCCATAATAATCGTTTTGATATAAAACAACATCTCCTATCTCAGGAACTACATTAGCATCTACTAAATCATCTCTTAAAAATGAAAATCTAATACTTCTTTGGTATTCTATCCCTAAAGAATCTTCAGGATAAAGTTGTGGTTGTCTTAATAATAAAACATTAAATAAGAATGGACCATCATAAAATTTTTCGCCAGCAGCTTCGCCATATAAGTTAACTAGTGTTTCTTCTAATTTATACTTATATATAGCTGCTTGTTGAGTTATAATATTACCCATTAATTCACGATTAAGATGTCGTACTAAACTAACATCTCGCTGTCGTCCAAACATTGCCATATTATCCTATATATATTGTATACGGAACTTGTTTTAATTCCGTTTGTTTAAATTCTGCTTCTTGTGCTCTTCTTTCTAGTAAGGATTTTCTTGATGTTTCATCTAAATAAGATCTTAATCTTTCTATTAAAGAAGTTTTTTCTGCTGTTGCTGCTGCTATTAAATCTGATTGATTTAAAGTAATTTGAGAGTCTGGGATTGGGATGGCTCCATATTTACCTCTTACATATCCTAATACTTCTTTTACTAATGCCAGGGTATATTCAAATATCCATTGACGTCCTACAGAATTAATTTCTGAGTAAGTGGGGTTGGTATATGGAGTATTTGATACGTTAGAAATTACGCTACCACCTACAATTTCTGATGAATTTACTCTATCATTCCTTTTTATATATTCATACCAAACTTTTCCACTGCCAGATATAGGTATAGGAAATATTCTTAGTTTATTATTATGTATTTCAAAACTATAATTAGATCTACGAACAGTATCACTCATTTCTATTTGTTGAATAACTTGTAAATCATAATTTAAAGGCATCATTAAAAAATTAATAGCAGGACTCATTCCTCCAAAACCAAAACTATCAAACATATTCATAGTACCCATTCCTGTCCCTACATAAGGATCATAAAACTTTTGTGATGCAGGAGGAGATTCATAAAATACTCTTTTAACTTCTATTCCTAAAGTTCCTGTACCTCCTGGAATATTTTCTGTTAAATCATAATCTTGTTGGTAAGCTATCATATCTACGGAAGCACTATAATAAGGAATATTTCCTCCCGTTCCCGCTTCAGCACCATACATTTCTGTTAGTCTAACAATAGGTTCAAAATTAGGTGCAATTAATGTTGTATTTAAATTTCCTGATGATGTATCTCCTTCTAAAGATAATTGATTATCTCTAATTAAATAAGCATATATTTCATTTCCATAAGTAGTAGTTGCTTCTTCAAAAGCAGCATAAAAACTTATATCTTGTAATTCTACATCAACTAAAGGATATCCTAACCTTCGGGCACAAAAATTTGCTACTTTATCAGCATCTACTCTAAATTCTTTATCATAATCATAAAACCCAAAAGGTGTTTTACCTGGATCAAATGAACTGGAGCCTTCCCAAATTGGTATATTTGCCATAATTTATTTTTATTTTTTTAAGCTATTGAATTATCAGCCGCTACTAAATATTCTATTTTATTTTTTGTAGTAGCTGAGTCTACTTGGCATTTAACAGTTGTAATATCTCTCCAACTACCAGATGTTGCTGTAAAATAATCGTTTGAAAGAAAGAAATTTTCACTACTACCAACTTTAAAATGGGCTTCGTCACCATTTGCATTAGAAATTGTTAAAGCTATAGTATTAGATCCCTTATTAGTAATTCTTCCATAAGTTAAAGCATTACCATTAAATGTCCCAGAACCAATCTCTCCTATTTCAAATATAGTAGTTTGTCTACTTCCCGTTACATACATTTGTCTTTTATCATAGTCCTGAATAGTGTATTCTTTTTCAGTCTCTATAACAATTTCTGGAGTATCTAAATCTGTAATTTTTTCTCTTAAAAAGAAATTTAACTTTCCCATAATATATTTTATTTATAAATATTAAGTTATTTTTTATTATTATAAATATAGGAACCTGATGTTGTAATTGATATACCTTTATCGATTGCTTCTTGATAATATTCCAATAAATCTTCAACTATTTCATTTCTATGGTTTGTATTTAAAGTAATTGCTTCTAAATTTTTAATTTTTCTAGCAGCCGTATATAAAAACTTAAAACCAGAATCTGATTTTTTCTTTAAATCTGTCTGTTGAGCATCTCCACATACCATCATTTTGCTTCTTAACCCCAAACGTGAAGTAATCATTTCCATTTGTTGGTGAGTTACATTTTGTGCTTCATCTACTATTATCATAGAATCTAAAAAGGTTCTACCTCTCATAAATGATACAGGTACTATTTCTATTTTACCATCTTCAATAAGTTTTTCGACTTTGGTTTTATCATATAATTGAAAAAAATTTTGATATATTGGTTGAACCCAGGGGTCCATTTTTTCTCTTAAATCACCAGGTAAAAATCCTATTTCTTCTTTTGATACTGTAGGTCTGGTTATTATAATTTTGTCATATTGTCTTCGTAATAAACCATCTAGGGCTACATTACATGCTAAAAGTGTTTTTCCACTTCCAGCACTACCACCTAAAAGGGTAATAGTGTTTTCAAGTATAACTGCTTTTGCTTCTTTTTGTTCGTCATTAAGTTGGAGTTTGAACTTAATTGGGTTTTTAGGAATTCTCTTTGGACGATAAACGTCGTCAGTATGGTGTTTACTTGCCATAAATTCTTGAAATTAAAGGTTAGGTTATCAGTGAATGCAACCATAGTAAATACGTTAAAAGACAGTAAATTATTGATATAGCTATATAATGAGATAAATATAGTTTGTGTATAACGCATTTTATTATACATATGAAAAAGATAAAAAAACCCGGCATAAAGCCGGGTTAATTTATTAAGTAAGATTTAATTTCTTATTATAGAGAATTTAAACCATCAACTTGAATTTTACCATAGAATTCTGGACGTACCATTTTCTTAGCATAACGAGTTAATAGACCCTTTCTTGGTGTGAAAGTTTCTGGATCGTATACTAATGGAGTCATAATTAATGGAATGTATGGAGCAAATACAGCACCAGCTTCTAAGAATTGAGATCCTCTAAATCCTAATAGGATTTGATTTTCTTTCATATAAGGATTCTTATAAACTTTCTGACGGCTATTAATTGAACCTACCTTCTGTACACCAAATGCGTAAGAAGCTTTAGAAACATCACCATCTGAATCAGCAGCAAATCCTGGAATTGATTCTAGGATAGTACCCACTGAAGGAGAACATACTAGGAAGTTTGCACCACCTCTTAATGTTTTCTGGTGAATAATGTTACTTAGTTTTTGGATTTTAGTTCCTAATGTTTGGAACCATTGTCCTTGACTGTTGTAGAAATTTAAGTCTGATTGTACTTCTCCTACAAATGATCTGTTATTTACAGCAGACCATACTTCAGTTCCAGCAGCAGCACTTTCCATTAACATATCTAATATCTCTAAGTCAATTTCTAATGAAATGTACTCACTCAAGATAGATGTTAATTCAGCTTCAGCATCTAAAGCGTGGTAAGCATTTAAATCTTGTGCGAACTCAGGAGTCCATACAGCTTTTAGCTTACGTGTTTTAGCTACGATAGCAGATGATTGCATCTGTACGTTAATTTGTGGGATTGAGATTGATGGAGAATCTAAGCTGTTTGGCTCTGGGTTTCCATCTTCGAAATCACCTCTAAACTGATCAGTTGGTTGTAATTGGTATGATGCAGTAAATACAGAAGCACCTGCAGCTCCAAATTTTGAACCTGATATGATGAAACTAATATTTGTACCATCATAAGAAGTAAATTGTGATTCTTGAAGATTACCTACTGTTGCAGCAGATGCAGATTGGAATTGAAATCCTCTTACACCTTTAAAATCAGCAAAATCTAGTTGTGAAGCTGCAATATTTACTTTGTTCCATTCACCATTTGCCATTGATGCAGAATAATCTGAATTGTAATCTACATCTGCATAAGTAGCAACTGCAGAAGAAGCTACTACTACGTGTGATGATGTGTTGTTTATAGAATAAGTAAATCTACCTGGTCCATAAGCACCACCTGTATCTGTGTTTCCAAATGGATCATTACCACCTCTGTTACCATATAAAGAATCTCCTGATGAGAATGGATCTTTGTTAGTTCCATATTGGAAATCTAAATAAAATACAAGACCTGAAGGTAAATTCATTGGTTGTACTGATACGAATTCTTGAGCTGCGATCTGTCCGAATACTTTACGTACTAACGGAAGAGCTACACCAGCCCATTGTTCACCTACACCAGCAGTAAAATTACCTGTTGATGCAGCACCCCCACCTGTTTGTGAAGATTCTACTACAAGTTGTTTAGCTTGGTTTTCAAGTATCATCCCCATGTTGTTTTTGGATGCACCGTTTAAACCTTCTAAAAGACCTGTTTTTTCCCATTTGCTAGATAATCTAGCTGCGTCACCCTGTACTGAGTGATATGGGTTTGCACTTTCTAATAAAGTTTGTAAACTCATGATTTTTAGTTTTTTTTTTAATATTTTTTTTAATTTTTAATAATTCCAGCTAATTTTTGCATACGTGCAAAAGCATCGTTTTCAACAATTGGCTGTTTAGCTCTAGGAGAAATTCCCATAGCTTTTGAAGCACTACCTTTTACTTCATTAATTGTTGGTTTTGTCATTTTAGATGACATTCCTTCGTTTAATGTTTCAAAAATAACTTTTGCTTCCTTAACTGTTGAAGCTTTGTCAAATGCTTTAAGCACTTTAACTTTTTTAGCCTCATTTAAGTTTTTAGATTTAAAGATTTTGTTAGTGTAAAGTAATTTAGCGTTTAAAAGATTAACTTCTTGTAATTCAACTTTAAGAGCATCTATTTCTTTTAATGCTTCTTTAAATCTCATTTTTTCAGTTTCTTTTTCAGTTTTAGAATCGTCTTTGTCTCCATCCTCGTTTCCAACACCTTTTTCACCTTTTACTTTTTCATCTAATTCTTCTTTTTTCTCATTAATAGAATAAGCTGCTGTTGATTGTCCAACCTTTTTAGGATCTAATTCTTTTTTACTAGCTCCTCTTGTAGGGTTGTTTTTATCATTCCAGCTTACTTCATCCATTTCCATGATTTCTTCTTCATCTTCCACTTCGATATCAACTTCTACTTCTGACTCTTCGTCATCCATTTCCATTTCTTCTCCAGCTTCTAATTCACCAGCTTCTACCATGTCTTTAATGACATCTTCAATGAATCCTTTTAAGTCATCTTCTGACATATCTTCAAGGTCAATTTCCTCGTCGTCCATGTCTTCCATGTCTTCTTTCTCGTCTTTTTCTCCGTCTAAGTAGCCTTCTTCTTCAGCATCCGTACGTTCGTCCTCTTTCAAGTCCTCTTTTTCGTCTTTCATACCATCTAAGTAGCCTTCTTCTTCAGCGTCTGTACGAGCATCTTCTTCAAGATCTAACTCAGCGAGTAATTCGTCAAGATTAATCTCGTCAAGCTCTTCTTTAGCTTCATCCATCTCTTCTTTTTCTTCTTTCATCTCGTCTTTAGAATCCATTTTTTCGTTAACGTCGTCTTCTTCATACTTATCGTATCCTTCGTCAACGTCTTCTTTGTCCATTTCTTCTAATTTCGCAGATAACATAGATTTAAGATGAGGTGTAAAAGCCTCTTCAAGAGCAAGTTTAGCGTTTGCTATTGCGGTTTCTTTAACCGATTTAGCATCAGCAATTGCTTCTTTAAGCAAGTCTCTGTTGTTTAACATAATCGCAAAATTTTAATTTGTGAAATACGGTTATTAAGAACCGTAATAGGGATTTATTTTATTTGACACCATATAAGAGATGGTGTATTATGATCATACATATATGAAAATATCTTAAGATACAAAAAGCACTCAAAAGAGTGCTCTATGTTTTAAGTCCGTCGGTAGCGTCCGAGGAATTTTCTTTATGTTATAGGACATGAACCTTTAGAACAAAGGATTTCATGTATTATTTTATTTACATTTGTATAATCATATACAACATTTTGTTTTCCTTCATTTAAAGTATGCATGTATGAACCTGGATTAGAGGGTGTTGAAACAAAATCCCAACATAATAATTCAAAATCATCTTGTACTTCCATTACACCTCCTCTTTCTTCTAAAGAACCCATACCACGAGATGAAACACCTACTGTTACTCCCGCTTTAACTAATTCTTTAAGAATATTTCCTGATGGTGTAGGTAAAATTTCTATCTTACCCATTACGTTATCTCCATCCCACCAATATTCTGATATTAAATGTGATACATTTTGTAAGTTAATTACAGATGATTCTGGGTGGTCAAGTTCGCCCATTGAGCGCCTTTCTTTAATTATTTCACCATATTTTTCCATTTCCCTATTCCATAGGTCTTTAGAATAATATCTACCATTACCATTTTTTACTTCAGCTGTAGCTAAAACACCTTCAACCATTAAATTACCTGTCTCCTTATTAACATTTTCTGTTAATTGAAGAGGGTTGATTTTAAATGTATTTGTTTCTATTAAAAGTGATTTACTCATTTTTATTTATCTTCGATTAAAGAAACATCTACTATTTTACCATTTTCAACTTTATAATCTTTATCACTACCACCAGCTAAATCTGCAAATCTTACGAGTTTAGCTCCAGGACCAGCATTTTCACTATTATCTTCAATTGATTTAGGTCTTAATGCATTTTTCATTTGTTCATCTTTAGATGCACCTGGTTTTGTTGTTACTAAGATATCATTGTTAATTTTACCATTTTTCATTAAATCTTTTAAATCGACACTTTCATTAACAGCATCCATTTCGTCTACCATTCCTTTTTTAGCATATTTTTTACCGCAAGATTTTTCATAAATCCTTTCCATTTTAGCTTTCTTTCTTTCTAATTCCTTAATTTCCCTTTGCATTTGCTTCATTTTAGTTTTATCAATTAATTCTTTAAGATTATCATCTTCGTTAATTGAATTAACTCTATCTACTTTTTCCTGGATGTATTCATGTAAATAGTCTAGTTGTGCTTCTAATTTTACAGCTTCTGCTTCTTTTCCAATTTCAGCTAATTTACTATCAATTGATTCTTTTTTCATTTTTTTAGTTTTTTTATCTTTAAGGGCTTTTTCCATTGACTCTTCTTTATCACCATCCTTATCTACATCTGGGTAGTCAGGTCTTGCTTCTTCATCCATACCTGCTTTTGCTTGTGAAGCTTGTATTGCTAATTCAGCAGCATCTATACTTGATTCCCCCATTAAAGATTCTTTTACTAATTTTTTTAATTTATCTGAGTATCCACTAGCCGCATGTTTACCACTAACTTCTTCTAATTCCGTTTCTTGATATCCTAAACCTTCAACTCCAAAAGCAGCATTTTTAATATAAAATAAAGGATCTTTAGCTAAATTTTTAGCTACTATTTTTCTTGACTTTGCTATAGCTTCTCCAATGTTAGCATCTGATACAGTTTCTCTAACTTTATTCATTTCAAAGTAAACTCCCTTAGAAAATTCTTCAGCATTTAAGTTATCTATGTTATTTAAATCAGCATAATCAAAAGCATGTGAATCTACTTCTTCAACGTGTTTAGATTCTTTTTTTGAAACTACTTTTACAGCTTCATCTTCTTTAGCTTTTTTAGTTTCTTCAGCTAAATATTCAGCATATTTAATTTCATAATTTGTTTTAGGAGATGATTCAATTGTAGTAATAGGTTTAAGATCTACATATCCTAAATTTTCATTTAGTAAATCTTTAAATAATTTTTCTGCTTTTTTCATAATTATATTATTGTAATAATGTTTCTATATCGTTAAAATAATCGTTAATCATATCTGTACCAATTACGACAGAAAAACTTTTAGGATTATCCCTATAATATTTTATTGTTTCTATTTTTGCTAATTTAATAGATTTTTTAATACCCTCAAACCTAGCTTCTAATTTATCAAAAGCTTCTATACGTTCCTCATGGAATTTAGATGCTTTATTTTCTTGTTCTATTAATGTATGCTTATACATATTAAATATTTTTTACTTCCAAACCACTACCTTTTTGAACATAGTTTCCTTTTTTGTCTTTAGGTACTAATTTATATTTAAATTGTTTTACGTAAGCATTATCTTTTACTCCATCTTCTGTCGCTTTAGGTCCTGGGCCTAAATCTGAACCATCACCTAATTTGCCTTCTTTAGCTAAAGTATATCCTAATTCAGTATATGCTTCATCATCCGCTTTAGAACCTTTTTTTCTAAATGCATATGGTGTTAAATAAGCTCCAGCTCCACCAGAAGTAGACATTTCATCTATATCTGCTTCATTAACTCCTCTAGATTTTTTATATTCTTCAGGGTAATTGTTTCTTGTGTGTGTACGTATAACATTTCTAAGTTTTCTAGCTTGTTCATATATTTCTAAAAATACTTTATCGTCTTTAACTTTAGTATAAACCCCTTTAGCGGTTTGAACTAAATCATCAGCTTCATCAAGTAATTTATCTATATTAGGTATTTGTAAAATATCCCAAGTTATAGCTCCTGTGACATCATTAACATTAGTAACAGTAGATTTAACACCATTATTAACTTTTACATCACCTACTTCAAATTCCTTAAGTTTATATTTGTACGCCATTAGATATTTTAATTTCTTTAACTAATTCATAATATTGTAATAAATCTACTAGATTATCATTAGTAATTTTAGAGGATTTATCTAATTCAACTAAATATTTAGATATTTCATTAATTTTAATTTTTATAGCTTTATCTTTAATATTTTTTAATTCTTTAACTAAAATTTCTTTTAGTTTATTTATTTTTAAATTATAAAAATTTCTTAAACCCGGGGTAGAATCTACTGAATTAATAAATTCTTTAAGTATTTGTTTTTGTTCAGAAGATAAAATATCATATTTAGTATTAAATTTTTCTAAAAGTACTTTATACGTTAAAATTCTTAAATCTTTATCATAAGTTTGAAATTCTTTAAGAACATCTTCTTTAACTTTTTTTTCAGTAACTTCTTGTTTAGTTAAATATTCTAATAAAGTTATTTTATTTTCAATTAACTGGTTAGTATCACTATTATTTTCAATATTATACCCTTCGATTAAAGTATATAAAGAAGCTAGTTCTTTATAATTTTTTATTTTGGCGCCAAAAAATACATCTAAATTATAATGCTTTTTAATTTCATTAATTAAGTTATATTTTTGTTTTCTTAGTGAAGTACGATTTAATTTTTGAGAAGATTCTAAAATAGTAGTAATTATGATATTTGCTTTTCCTTCATTTAATATATTGGATTTCAATACAGTTTCATATAACTTATATTCTCGACCTAATACAGTTTTTACAAAAAATTCTTTTAATATATTAATAGCTGGTGAGTCACCACCTTTTAATGTATCCGCGGTAATTTGACGTACTAACAGTTCAAATAGAATACCCGTGTTTTTGTACTTTGAGTGTTTAATTTTCATCAAAAAATATATTTATTTATAAATATGTAAAGTTTATTATTCCTTTAATTGTTTTTCATCTAATAATGAAGTATCATCTTTGTCTTGTTCAAAAATTAACATTTTTTTATTTAACTTTCTAAACATATCTACATTTTTTAAATAAGATATCTGGGCATTTTCTAATGCTAAACCAGATTTATTAGAATCTGTTCTACTATCTCTTGAATCATTTTTATCAGTATCTTTCATACGTTTTGTTCCTAAGGGATCTTTTCCAAAATTGCTATCTTGTTTCCCATGGTTAGAAATACTATCTTTAGGACGACCTAATTTAGCATCAGAATCTGTGTCATAACCATCAGGTACATTTCCTGGGTCTGAGTACATTCTACCTTTACCATATAATGAAGCTAAGTCATGAGGTGTACCATATGATTTACCTGTTTCAACTGGGTCATTACCTTCTGCTACAATTTGGGCATTTCTAAATTTACGTTTAGAATCTTCACGAATTAAATCTCTATATTCATCATATTGGTCTTCTGACAAATGAAAAATATTATCATATATCCAATCACTAGGTAATAAATTATTTTCTAATAGAGATTGGGCTAATTCAGTTTTTGACTTCATTAACTCAATTTTTTCTTGTTCAAAAATTATTGAGGGGGTTTGCATTGATAGCTCAAAATTAGTCAATGCTTCATCTCTATAACCTTGAGCATATAAATGAACAAGTGCAATTTTATTAAGTTCAGAAACTAATATTCTTTGTATTCTTTCAATTGTACGCGCAAATCTGATATCCTCAGCCGCTAATGTAGCTTTACCTTCTATATTTTCATCATATCCTAAAAATGCTTTAGGTATTTTAAGTGCTGCAAATAATTTATCCCTTAAATATTCAACATCCTGAATCCCATCATAGTCTAAACCTTTTGTGGTTTCAATTTTTGTTGTTTGATCATTTCCACGAATTGGGATATAAAAATCCTCCATCATGTTTTGCATATTATATTTTAAATTATACTCACCTGTCTTTTGATCCATATATGGAGTACGTTTCATATTTGAAATAGTTTTTTGCATAAATGCATCTATTTCATTTGGAGGTATACCACCAACATTCATATAAAAAATACGTTTTTCAGGAGCACGAGCAATTCTATGGATTAACATTGCATCTTCCATTAAAGTATATTGTTTAAACAATTTACGAGCTGGTTCTATGTAAGAACGGCCATAAGGTAAGTAATTAACATCACCAATTAACCTAAAATGGGCCATTTCATAATTATCAAAATATATTCCAGGAGAATTATCTGCTCCTGCTCCAGGTACATTATACATTCCTGAATTAGAATTAACTAAACCATCAGGAGAATATCTGTAACGAATTTCAGCTGGGTTGTTTTGGTTAAAATTTTCTTGTCTTTCAATATGATATGCTGTATAAGGAATTACATTGTAGACACCATATTTTTCTGATATTTCTAATTTTAAGAAGAAGTCACCATATTTAGACATTTGTCTAACCCAAGACCATAAATTAAACTCTATATTTAATACATCATAAAATAAGTTATAAAGTATTTTTTGTATATCTTCATTTGAAGAACGGATAGATAATACTTCACCCATATCATTCTTTAAAGTTGATTCATCTGCTATAATATCTAAAGCCGAAGCAATAATTGCATCTGTATCCATTACATCATATTCTGAGTATAATTGGGGTCTTAGATATTGATAATTAAATTGAAATTGTGCACCATATAATGAGGAAGGACTAGTAGTAAATATTCTATTATATCTATCTACTAATGAATTAGTTTGTAATCCTCCGTTTTGTTGTATAGTGCTACTATCAATTACTTTTATTTGATTACCACCCGTATTACGGATAATTACATCTGTTGAAAATAATCTTTGTAATCTACTAAATAAGCCTTTATCTGCCATTGTATATAGTTATTGTTATAAATATTAATTATAGAAGCCAACTTATATCTTCTTTCCCTCCATCGGTATCTATATGGTAAGGATTATCATTGCCACTAGCAAAATATCCTCCTTGATATGTTGTTCTATTTACTTTTATGTTATTTAATGTTTTTCTAGTTATATCTAAACCTCGTTGTCTTAATTTTAGTGCTGTATCTCTAATATACATAGCTATACCAAAAGCCATAACTAGATCATCATTATATCCTGTTTGCGCTTCTGCCCTACCATTTTTCCAAATAAACACTTTCATTTCTTCTACTAATCTTTTTGATTGTATAGTTACTCCTTTATCTGCTATATATTCTTGAAATTTACCTATTACCATAGGTCGCGTTCTAGATGACATAGTAAAACCAGCTACCATTTTGGAGTGGTCTTGATATCTATCAAAATACGAATTAGCATTGGAGGAGTCACTCTTTTGTGAATAGTAAAGATTTGAATATGCTCTATCAACAGCTACTTGTATTGTAGCCCAACCAATATTTGCATTTTCTATAATAAGCATTGCCTCATTATATTCAGTAGCTAAACCTACTAGTAAATGGCCAAATTCTTTAGTACCTAATTGCCCTTTATATTCAGCTACTTGTACATTATTTTCTACATCCATAACATGACAAGTAGAAAAATCTTTTCCATCTCCACGGGCAACATCTGCTACTACCATATAGTCCCTACTATAATCTGGAGATTCCCATACCCATAAGTTTTGGTCCGCACCTCTTCTTTCCATAGGTTCTTTAATATGAGACTTTTCATAAAATTCTAAATACTCATTATAAAATACTATATCACCTGAAGTACTAAAATCACAATCACATTCTTGTGCTGCTAATCTAGGGTCACCTAATAAAGCATCTTGTGCATCTCTCCAAGTTTGATCTCTTTCTGGGTGTACATACCAAGGTAATTTGATAGGTAAAAAATCATTTTCACCAGCTTCTGCTTTAACCCAAGTTTGATGGAACCAATTACCTGTACCATATGGAGTTGATAATACTATAGCCCCACCACCCGTTGCTAGGGTTTGTTGTGCAGAAGCCCATGTTTCGGCAATGTTATCAATAAAAGCTGCCTCATCAATTATTAGCAAAGATACTGCTTCTGATCTTGCGGCATCTGCATTTGAAGATTTTGCTTGTATTTTTGAACCATTTACTAATCTAAGAGATAATTTATTATTTTCAGCAGAATCAACTTTAAGCCATGAAGGTAAATTTTCCCACATGAATTGTACTTTTGTTACTAAATTTCTTGCTGTTGCTTGTGTAGTTGCTAGTGCTAATACGTTTCGATCCTTATGGAAAGTCATTAACCATAAAGAATAACCTGCTGCTAATGTTGATATACCTAGTTGCCTAGATTTTAATATAGCACTATAATCATTTTCTTGAAATAACGTTAATACTTTTTCTTGGAAAGGGTATAAATTAAACTGTATACGACCACGTTGGGGGTGTTGTATATAACAGTATTTACGCATAAAATGTACTGGATTTTTAGCACATTTTAAATATTCCTGGCGTATTACTTTTTTTAGGTCAGACATATATTATTTTAGTAAAAATATTGTTCCTATAATTGCTGCTATCCCAGCACCTCCCATTAATTTAGTTTTTAATTTTTGTTTTTTTAAATCGTTTTGAAGTCTTTTTGATAATTCTTGAGATAGACTTAATTGATCTGATTTGGTTAACATTATAGATTCAAAATTTCCTATTTGAAAATTTAAATTTTTTATAACACTATCTTTTAAAATAACCTTTTGTTCTAATAAATTTATTTTACTAATACTAAGTGATAGTTCTTCTTTAGCTCCATCACCCTTAATTAAGTCTTTAATTACTAATTTTACTATCGGCCTTTTTAACTGAATCGTTGTACTGTCTATAACGGTCTGTGAAAAACTTTGTAAGCTCATCATTATTAAAAGAATCAACGGCATTAACTTTTTCATTTACTTTCCATTTTAAATTTTTTATTCTATTATCTTTTAGACCAATTTGTTTGTCTAATTTTGATATTTGAACATTTAATGTATCAATTTTAAAAGTTAATTTATCATTCATATGATGTAATGAATCAACTTTTTGTTCTAAGGCTATTATTTTAGCATTGTAATCTTCAGTATAATCTTCTTCATTGGAAAATAATAACCAAGCTACAATAACTAATAAAATAATAATTTTTAATAAATAAAAAAACCTTTCGTTAAATTTCATATTTATTTATCTATAATAGCTTCTAACTCTTTTTTTAATTTAGTTTTATCTTTTAAGACTTTAACTAATTTTTCTTTTTCTTCACCCTCAGCTTTAGAATACTTTTTAGCTAATGATTTCATCTCACGAGTTAATAAAGCTAATTCTTCTTTTGCTTTAGCTAAACCTTTTGTTTTTTTAAGATCTGCTTTAGATGGTTCTTTATCTTCATCTTCAGTTACAGGAGTTTCTTCTGTATCTCCGGCTAAATCTTTTAATTTATCTATTGCTATCTTAAATTTTGCATTATTTAAAAAATCCATTTGTTCCTTTTCTGCCATTTGATTAAAGAAATCTATCATTGCCTTTGCAGCAGATGGAGCAGATTTAACATTATTGTTTATTTTTAACATAGAAGAACTAGGAATTTCTTCTTTCATTACACCTCTTTTAACAATAGCATCATATGCTTTACCAACATCACCTTTATATAATTGATCTACTATTTTTTTACCTAGTTTTTCTAACTGACTATCATCTAAAGAATGTTTTTTACCGAATCCATCTAAATAAGACATACCAATATCTAAATAATCATAAAAAAAGTCTTCACCTTTTGGTGTAGCATCTTCTTCTATACCAGCTTCTTCTTTTGCCTTAGCTAGATCACTCATTGCTTTAGTTAACTCTTCAGTATCTTTAGTATTTTGTTGTGTTTCTTTATCTTCAGATAATTCAGAAATAATATTTTCTTTAATATAATTTTTTAATTCAGATTTTTTCATTACAAAAGTATTTTATTATAAATATGTTAAAGGTTAGTAACATTTAATATTTGTTGAATACGTTCCTCTGTAGATCCAGATATCTTTTCTATTTTACCTGCTTTATGACCATGCCTTTTAATAAGAGTTGTAATAGTAAAATCAATTAAATCTCTATAATGTTCATCTGTCTCACGAATACCATTATCTTCAATTTCTAACCCATAAGGGGATATGTAAAATATATAATCATATTCTCGGATAAATTCACTAGCATATACTTCAAACGCTTCTTTATCTTGATATGATATTGACTTAGCATTCATTGTAAATGCCATTACATCAAGTATAGTTCTATCTGTAATAATATTATCCTGCATTAGTTCACCACAACGTTCAGCTAAAAATACTGTTTGGCCTTTTAATGTTGAATCTGTATTTAATGGAATACCTAATGACATTAAATGTTGACTACGTTCAGTTGCAAAATTATAATCTTTAAATTGCTTTGTTTTCTTTAAAGCATTTACTAGTGTAGTTTTTCCCACACTCATTGTACCACATAAACCTATTTTCATATCTTAGTTTCTATAATCAGATAATAAATTTTTCATTGATTGGTTTTTATAAAAAGGAATACCTTCTCTTTGGCGTCTCATTTCTTTCCAATCCTCTTTATCCTTTTGAAATCCATATAAATAATATTCTGCTCTTTTTTCATTACCTTCAGGTATTAAAGCGGGTCCATCCCAATTATGTAATTTACCATCCCATGTATAAGCAATGGTACCATCTGTTTTTACTAATTTTCTTGATTTTGGATATGTTTGTCCTGTTTCTATGCCCATAATATTATTTTTTATTTGTTATCAATATACGAAAGTTATTTTAATTATCCAAAAGTGATTCAGCAACATATGTCCCTTGTGCACCACTTACCGTTATACCTCTAGCTGATAATGCATCGCCAACAAAGTGTACGTTAGGATACTTGGTGAGGGCTAAATTGGTATAATCGACAAGTGGCTCAGGAGAAAGATATTTTACTTCAGGCACATAAATACCCCAATCATCTTTAAGTGTTGGGAATACTTTTTTCATGTCTTCAATAAAATCCAATACATACCAAAAATATGGTTGCATCGCTTTAGTTATTTCATGTAGTGTATCTACTTTAATTGCTGATACATTTACACCTTCTGATGTAGTTGATGGTTCTCTAGTTGGACTATAATATAATCCTGTACCCTCTTTTTGTAATTTATTTACTACATCTCTAGACCATTCAAATGGTTTATCAATACCTCTAACTTCCATTAATATACCAAAATTGGTCATATTATTTCGAAATGCTTCATCTTTTTTAGCGTGTCCATTGTACGAATGGTCTCCATACGTTTCTTCAACGGCAACATATGCTGCATTGTTGTTTGTACAGAAAGAACGTAGTGATACTCCTTTGTCTTCATATTTTCTATATAATTTGAAATCATAAGATACATCAATTAATTTTT